TCGAAAAAATTGCCATTTGTCGTCGAGCCGTCATACGAATAGCTTGAAGGAACGAACAGCCCTTGCCGGTATGCGAGGCCGCGCTTGATGCGGAATTCATAATGATCAAGCGGGAAAGTCGCCGGGCTCAGATAGACAGTAAATCCGTCGTCGTCGCGCCCGACATGATAGGCGTAGCGCACCGAGCCATTCGAAAAATACGGGTCTGACTCGTAAAGCCAGGAACCGAAGCCGGAGCCTGCAGCATTGTATGCAACATAGGAAATGCGATCAAGGTTAGGGCTGGCGATCAAGCCGCTTGCATCCGCCTGCCAAACGAACGTCAGGTTCTGGCGTAGCTCCGCATTGCCTTTGTTGTCGTCGTAAAAATGGAACTCAGGCCCGAGTATCCATGTCGATGAACCGCGCCGCCGGAACTCGACTCGGATTGGAATGGCGACCCTTTCATTGGTGTCGGTATCGGCGACCATGCCTTGCGGAAACAGGAACCGAATAACAACCTTGTCTACATGATCGCCGGAGCGCGTTAGGAAGGTCTGGAACTCAGGATATGAATTGGTCGGCGTTGATTGATCGAACAACTCATCGCGCGCCGAGCTATCGGTTTTCAGATCGAAGTTTGACAGCCGCAGCCGTGGGCTTTCTTCCCACACCCACTTATTGCCAATGGTAAGCGCGGTGTCGCCCGGTGCCCCTGTTTTAGTTTGAGTGGTCACATTCGACATGCTCGACGCAAGCGCGCCGTTGATGCGAACGTCGGTGACGGTGTGACGGCCGACGAGCCCGACCGCACCGCCCACAGTAATGCGCTTGCGGCTGTAGATCGTATAAGGACGGATCAGGAAGGGAGGCGAATAGACCATGCGCCCTAGGACGCGCGGGAGCCATTCAAATGGCCCTGGAGAATTGCCGGAGATACCCGCCTGGATCGGTTGATCGCCAGCCTTGTCCTTTATTTGCGGAGGCGGAGGCGCGAGCAACATGCCGATGCCGGCGAGGCCGACGCCTATGCCAAGTTGGATCAACCAGGGTTGTTGAAAGGCAACGCCAGCGGCGACCAATGCCACACCGGCAATCGTCGTCAGGATGCCCGGAAGCTTGTCGCCGCCGCTCGGCACGACATGGAAGGTGACGACGATCTCGCGCGCCGGATTGATCTTCGGCCGGACGCGGTGCCAATACTCCTGCGGGACGCGGCGGTCATTGACGCAGATCACGCCGTCGCCGGTCCAAAAGTTCACCGGCAGGTCAGGCCCGATCTCAGTCGCTATTTCCTGAAGCGTGAGCCCTTCTGGAAAGCTATATTTTTTGATGCCTTCGAAGCCGATGAATTTCGGCTTCATGGTGACAGGAACAAAGCCGGTCATATCAGCAAGGTCTCATGCCGCCAGATACCGAGCGGCGGTCGCCGCAAACGCCAGACCGGAACGCACACCGTTCCTGTGCCTCGCTCGCAATGCAGCACGTCAATTGACGACACGAATAGACCGACGTGCGCTGTTGCAATTTTCATCTCCACTAGGTCGAACGCCTGTGCATCGCCCTCCACTCTGTACCATTGGTCGCGGGTTAATTGTGTAGGATCGGGAGGCAATAGGATCGCCGCATGGAGCGCCAGGACATGGCGCACGCAGCCCCAGCAATCCCAGCCGTTAACATCAAGCCCGCCGTCGAGATACGGAACGCCGATATATCTGTCGAGCGACCTTAGGCGAAAAGGTGGCTGAAGTATTTCGGCGTGACTTGATACTTTGGCCATCGGTTATTCGTAATCTGTGCCTGCGATATTTCGCCCGACGCCACGAGCGCGTCCCATTGTACATTGCGCAGCTTGAACTTGTAGAATTCACGGCCGTATGTGTTTGGATCGCTCGCCAGCACGACATAGATCGTGCAATCAATTGGCCCGTTCAGTGTTTCAAGAGTCCGGCCAATCTCGCCGTCGACGTTCATGATCGAGATTTGCGCCGTCGCCGGTTGCTCGTCATCCGATGGCAGTTCCAGTTCAAAGTATGAGGCAGCGAAGGTCACGCCGTTTGAAACTATGTTGCCGGACGGATTGCGCGCCAGACGGATCGGCACGCCGCCATTCATGGTCGCGTGCTGTAATGACAGGAGCGCGATCCAGGGATCATCGCCTTGCCGCTCCAGCGCGTCATCAATCTGCGTTGATGCGAGCGGCATTAAAGCGAGTACCTGAGCGACAACGAACAGAACACCCGCGTCGCGGTGCGATTGAACTGCGGTGGCTGGGAGAATCGATAGTCACGCAGCACACCATCGCGCCACGACGGCATGATGAACTCAAGCGCGCCCTGAGCGCACGCTACCGACCAGAACTGATAAAGCGTCTCCGCCTCGTCGTTCGTCAAGACCATGGTGCCGGTTTCGTTCATGGTCGTGCCGGTGAACCGGCGCCGGGCAATGACGTCGCCTACATCGTTCGGCGTCTCGACCACATTGCCGGAGGGCGTGAAATTGTATGAACCGCCTATCGGGCAGCGCGGCAAGCTTTCCGGCCAAGCTGGCATTAGACCGTCCGCCGTGAGACCGGACGACCGCCGATGATCGTCGCATGTTCATTGAGCAAGGCAGGGAACTCGGAGCGCGTGATAGCCTTCACCGTCACGATCAAATCTTTCATGCCGCCGACGCCCGACCGAGAGGATTGCTCGATGGCCGCGCCATAATTGTTGATCACGACCTTGCCATATCCGCTTCGCCCGCCGCTGCCGCCGCCATTAGGTACGACCGTGCCTGATTGTGACGGCACAAAGATTTCCGGCCCGCGTTCGCCGACCGTATAGGGATCGCCGCGATTGACATGGCCGCCTGATTGGCGGCCGGCCATGCCAGGGACAAGGCCGATAGTTGAGGGAGCGCCTCCGGCCGGACCAACGAGTGCGCCGAGCACAATTTGGAATATTTTTTCCGCCGCCATGCGCAGGAGTTGATCGCGCAGGGAATTAAGGACCGAGATCAATTCCTTGAGCTTCAAGGTGCCATCACCGGCTGACTCGACGAGGCTTGAAAAGGCGCTCTCGAAAGCGTCCTCCATGCGCTTAGCCTCGGCTTCGGCTTGCTCGGCGGCTTCCTTCTGCGCATTGATAACATTCTCCGCCTCAAGTGCCGCTCGCGCTTGCGCATTGGTCAATGCTTCAATAGCGACCACCAGCGCGATGATTTCCTGTCCTTCCTTCGTTGCGGCAGTGGTGCCAGCGTCACGCAAGGCAGTATTGATTCTCTGTTGCAGCGACGTGTTTACAAGTTGCTGGCGTTCTAGTTCCAGGCTCTGCTTAACTTTGGCAATCGCTTCGGCCAAGTCTTCCGCAGCCTCAATGTCCTTCTTATTCGGAATGATAGTGAAGTCGGATTTGCCGCTGATATTGGACGCTTGTGTCTGACCAACCGGACCGCCGCGCGTTGCCATCGACGGAGACACTGACGGCGTTATTGAAAGGGCTCGATCAATTATGCCGCCGCGTGAAAATAGTTGATAGAAAGCGGTCTTTTTGAACTCAGCATCGAACGTGTCAGCCCATGTCATGAGGAATGCAAGGCCGGTTGCGGTTTCAGCTTCGAAAGTTGCCCACGCTACCGATAGCCGGTCGGAGAATTCGTCAATCGCCTTTACGCCTTCATTGCTGAGGACCGCGTTGGTCTCCTGTGCGATTTCCATGCGCTTGCGCAGGGCGTCCTCACCTTGCCGCAAGAACACAACATTATCTTTTGATAATTTGCCGAATGCCAATTGCGCGACAACCATTGCCTCTTGAAATGTTCGCGCGTTTTTAATCAGTTCAACGACTTCAAAAAACAGATCAACTGTGTTTCTTATTTCGTCGTTGCCGTCACGGATTGATACTTTGTTTGCTTCTAGCAGGTCAGCTAGATCGCCTCCCTTCGTTGCGGCTTCGCCTATTTCCAGATTGAACTTTTTCAATAAATCAGGAAGGTTTTTTGCACCGGCTTCGAGCCCGGCAATGTTCAATTCCTGAAGGAATTCTGCCGACACTCCGACCGCATCCGCCTCGTCCTTCAGTTCGGCGAACTTTTCTATGACCCGATCAATTGTGCTAATTGCCCCGGCAATGGAAACACTTGCGAAGGCAGTGGCGAATGCTGTTTTGAACGCCGTACCGAACTGCGTCATAGTTCGTTGTACACGCGTCACGCTTTGCTGGGCTTGCCTTTCAATAGAGCGCAATTGCGAAACGGTGACCTTATTGGCGCGCGCCATCTCGCGCTCGTATTGTTTCAGGTCGGCTTGTAAGCTGACGATTAGTTTCTCAAGTTCAGCGGCCACTAAATCCTCGCATTGGCGACAGCCTCGTAAAATTCCTCGTCGGTTGGCGGTTCAAGCTTTTCCTTGATGCCATGCGCTCGGTTCCAGCCATGGCAGGCCGACGCGAATTCCCACAAGGTCGATTGATAAAGATCGTGCGGCTTCCAGCCGATCACTGTAGCGTTTCCAATGGCGACTTCGAAATCGAGTCTGTCTCGACCTTCGGAGTCGCCTCCGCTTTTCCCAGGCTGGAGCCCTCCGGGATAAACATAGCGCCGGACAATATGCGCGAAGCGAGACCGGCATTTTCGGTTATCGGTCTATCCTCAACGTACAGCTTGACGAGCTTAATCGCCTGCACCGGAGTTGCGCCGCCGCCGATCAGCGCAACGCGGATCACCTCGCGCACGTCAGCAACGCGCCATTCGTTGTATAGGAACCGTTTGAGCAATGGGACCGGACCGATTTGCAATAGCTCGTCGAGTTCCTTCCATTGGCCCCAGCCAATGCGAAAGCTATAGACGCCGTCGCCCCATTCCTCGGTGATCAGTCCGTGCATTACGGCAAGTCCGTCCAAGTCACGGCACCGTGCGATTGCAGCGTCACGGCGACGTCGGA